TTTTTTTTTTCAAGCAGAAGACGGCATACGAGATCTAGTACGGTCTCGTGGGCTCGGAGATGTGTATAAGAGACAGATGCAATGCAGGTCACGATGAATTTTCTCATTCTTCCTCCTCTATTTGACAAATATGCCCACTATTCATATAATACTATTGCTCAGACAATACAATACAGAGGGACGGATTTCGTTTTTATGCCTCCAATGGGCTAGTCTGTGTATTGTCTGAGCAACAATACCGTTCGCCTGGCGGAGGCTTCTTTTTTGGAGGAAGAAATGGAAATGAAAGTATGTAACAAAAGCAGCTGTCCGCATAAAAATAGACCGCAGCCGATCTCTGAATTTAGAGAAGATAAAAGATACAATGGCGGACACAGACATCAATGCAAAATATGTGAAAGAATCACTTCCCAAGAATGGTCTAAAACAGAAAGAGGCAAAAAGAAAACAAAAGCGAGACAAAGCAAATATAGAAAGACAGAAAAAGGCAAGGCTACACAAAAAAGAATGTGGAAGAACAGAGACAGACAAAAGTATCTCGCCAGAACATATCTCAACAAGAGAATTTACCGTGGGCAATTTCCCCCAGCAAGAAACTTTGAGTGTAAAATTTGCGGGGGCCAAGCAACGGAATATCACCATTATATGGGATATAAAAGAGAGAACTGGATGAACGTTCTCCCGCTCTGTAAATCCTGTCATCAAGGAGAACATTCTAACGATAACCTTTCCCAAACTCTTTAACTTTGTCCCATGCCTCTTTACTATCTGATCGTCCTTGGATTGTCCCAGACCATCTTCTTGCGGTCATAACATGATGGATTATTCCTGCTGTATATCCCCTCGGATTTTCCACGTATTGCTCAATTGTATTCCAGCGATTGTTGAGAACGAAAAGCTTGACTGGATGATCCCATAGGGCGCGCAAAAGAGCAGCCTGATCTCTCTTGCCCCACTTTTTCCATTCTTTGTGCCAGGCATGGAAAAAGTCTCTCGTTCTCTCGTTTCTGCGAAAGGCGAGAACTCCACCGTTTAACTGGATAACCTCCTGTGTGCCAATCTTGTTAAATGTCTTATTGCATTCATCTTTGTTGTCTGGGCGAACCATCCGCCGAGCAATATGAAATTTGCCTGGGTTAGTACAAATCACCATGTCCCAACCATCCTTGAGAATCTTAAAAAGGAATACGGGATCCGGCGAAATGATCTCGGTGTCTGCATCGAGATACATTACATAGTCCCAATAAGCAGGGGCGAGATCGTACATTGCTGTTTTTGCATGCCTGGCACCAACGTCTACATCATCGCATTTGATATGATGATCCTCGATGCCGATTGGACTTTCACTGGCTAGGGCAATTTCAATATCCCTCGGCATGAATTTGCGGAAACTTTTCATAGCTTGCTTGACACACTTGCGGGCCGGTTTCCCGAATGCAACGTAATATACACCGCGATTATCTGTGTCGCTGACTTTGACTGGCGGTACGTTATTTATCAATGACTCAAATGCCTCCTGATGATCTGAAATCCATCTTTCTTCTGTATAATTTGCTACTGAATGGCGTAGAGCCTGCCTATCAACATCACCGCTATTGATAGCTCGCTTTAATGCTTTCTCCATCTGTTTCACATTGCCCTTTTCATACCTGTAAATTCCATCTATCTTGGGCAATTCATCCAGCAGGCCGACGCCAGTTGGAATGACGATCTTGATACCGCACGCCAATGCTTCCAATGGAGGCATCGGATTGCCTTCGATCAAAGAGGTACATAGCAGAATGGAAAGTCCCTGAAAGAAGCGAGGAAGTTTCTCCAGGCTGTATCGACAAGATACGATATTGGGCCACCCCCCGCCAGATGCTATCAGGTGCACTTTGCTCATAACCGGACGAGAACGTAATTGGTTGAGTAAATCTGCCCCCTTTCTATCCCCGTATCTCTTGGGGATGAATCCACTGACGCCAACGATAGGCATATTGGTAACTGGTGGATCGGCTATGATGAATCTGGAATCTATAGGCGGGTGAACTTGAAAGACTTTCTTTGCGCCCTGATTGATAAGCATCTCTTTATACATGAGAGATGTCGTGATGCAAAGATCCACCTTCTTTAATGTATACTCCCACCAGCGAGCCTTGTTTCTGTTGTATCCTTCGAAATGAGTAAAGTACGCTGCAGTTGGCGTGCTGTTCCAGTTGCGATAAGTTTCACCATATTCAATATAAACTGAGAAATGATTTAGGTCTGCATCTCCCCTTGGTGTACGACCAACTTCCCATCCGCGAGTACGGGCGAGGGTATTAGCTAGCCTGGGCAAGATCTTGTCAGAGGAGTTGTAATCCTTGCAGATGATTTGTACATGCATTATTCCTTTCCTGCGCCCTTTCTGCGTGAACTTGCCAACCATCGGGATAATGGTCCCAGGAGAAACTGTGAAAGTATTACTATCAAAACAAAAATCAAGACTAAAATCAACAAAGCACCAAAATAGCCGAGTATATCCATCACTTTTCCTTCTTTCTTTCTATCCGCTAGAGTGCTCTATTACCATGCGCTGATAATCCCGAGTTAGCGTAAGAGCCTGAAACTCGTCAAATCCTTCCTCCATAAGAAAAAAATGGTACTGATAACAGAGATGGGCCAGGGAAGCAAGTCCATCTGTCACCCCTTCGTTATCTCGTCCATCAAAGTACTTTTTGAACTCATCTTTTTCTTCCATAATGCTTCCTCTCTACCGATAGACAAACTGGCGAACCGCATTGCAACTCGCGCAGATCTCTCTCTCAGCCTTGTTTGGACGCCCGCAATACCAGCACTGCCACTCGGAGGAAACTCGCTCTTTTTTAACCCGCTCGATATATTCCTCAGATTCGGAGAAGAACAATTTGTCTGAAACGAGTTCTATAGTTGTAATTGATGGACTGATCGACACTATTTCCCCACCAAGAAAACTGTCATATGATCCATATTGATGTTCGATTCCAACACTAGCCATAAAACACTTTCCATGTACTATATGTCCGTCAGGATACTCCAATGTCATATAGACATGATCATTTGTCATAATATTAGTGCTTATTGACACGGAATTACCTTTCTATATCAACCCGCCCAAAGTTCTCATTTTCTTGATGAAAGAAACGACGAGAATGAGTGGCATAACGATCAGCCCCAGCCACGATAGAATGATTAAAAGACCTGAAATATCTACCAATTACTTTCTCCTTGCCGCACGACCAAACAAATGACCGATAACGGCACCGCCATTCCACGGACGCCCGAGAAGCCATACGCGCAAGGGAGAAAGAGCCATGGCCCTCAGCATCGCGCCCTGATCCTGATCGCCAAATCGGCCCCATTCCTGTCTCCATGACTCGAAAAATGCATGTGCCTGCGGACTTTTCCTGAAAAAGAATACTCCACCTTGTAGAGAAAGAATGCGGTGAGTCGAGTAGACATCCATCGTCCGCCTGACCTCTTCCTTACTACATCTCCACAAAAAGTTTTTTTCCTGTTGTGACGAAAGAGTAACGACAAAATCCCATCCATCGTCTAGAGGATGAAAGCCATTATGTATAGATTGGTAAGGGCGCGTATCAGCATCGACATACATCGTGTGATCGTATGGAGAAAGTAAGTCGATATTGAGCTTTGCCATTCTCGCGCCAGTGTCTTTATCCGGAAACTCGATCCAGTCAACCCCTAGACCAGGGCAAGGATGATTACTAATTACAGAAACCGGGTAGTCATTATAATGACGAAGAATAGAAAGGGATTGGCGAAATTCATCCCGAGCCCTCTTGCCATAAGCGACATAAATGATTCCCCGGCTAATCATACTAGCTTCCGTTTATCAGGCGAAGAATACAAGAGATGATAACCCACAGTGGTAATGCAATCGGCCAGAAAAGGCTCATTCCTAATATGAATACAAGGCTAAGGCACCCCTCTACTTCCTCTTTTGCCATGATGTATCCTGCGAATGTAAATATCGCCGTTGCACATAGCAAATACCATATAACTGCTGCCAAAATTAGTATAATCTCCATTATTCTATTTCTCCTTTCATTCCTATCTACCAATCATCCGCGCTACTGAGATAGTTCGGGTTAGTCCAATTCGGAGGAAGGGCCAGAATGAGCGGCTTCGTTTTGTATATTGCTCTCAAAAATGAGTGACGAGGAGAGGCGGGAGAAATTTCCTGTTCTTCTTTCCATACCTTTACCATTTCGCGAGTGTCACTACACCTCTTGACGAATACCAACTTGGGATCATACATTGGAACGCGAAGATCGCCAATTAGCTCGGCGGTTATACCCCTGTCTTCCGGGCCGCCTGTATTGCTTGCCATAATCTCATATTTCATAAGTGGGCAAGCTACCTGCCAAACAGAAAGGAAATTGAACCCTATAGATAAAATTTCTTGTCTTAGCAGCGAGGATGGATCCCAGATGAGTGTTAGTTCCCATGGCAAAAGTGCGCCCTCGATAGCGGTCGGGATTGGATCTCCATCTCCTGCCCGGGCAAGAATATCTCTGCCGATGCCAGAATTGCCGATTATCCTGATGCCAAAATCGTCACCTACAAATTCCCTGATCTCGGCTTTCGGATCGAATGCTTCCCCCTCCGCGATCCAGCGAAGGGCAGTTGCCTTTCCTACCGCAACCCAATCGCCGGGATGATATTGGCGAAGCTTGCCGTTGCGCTCGATATTCTTTAATGTATTGAGTCGAACCCATCTGTCGCCCATGCAAGTCCTTTCGAGGTTAATTACTTGATTATCTGCTTCCCAACCTATTCATATTGTACTCTATCCATGCTTCTATGTCAAGAAACTCATATGGTCAAATGAAAGATGTGGGTGGCGAGAAGGGACGCCACCCACATCAGAAAGGGGAAAAAGAAGGAAAAGGAAGGAAGGATAACCTGCCTTCCTATTCCTACTTACATATTCGGGTTGTTACTAAGCAGGAGCAACTACTTCTGTCCACTCCGTTACACCAACGGGTGGAAAGCGCGGGACGATACCGTACAACTGGTATGAGACCACGCATGTATCAACTGCCCCAGTTATCCGTATGCTGACGCAATCGAATCCATTAGTTACGTCCAGCTGTGCTGTTCGTAGCTCGATGATGCAGTCAGAATCGACATCGCCACCGGCCTGCGTTAGCTGTGTAAGAGCATGCGTAGTCACGCCAGCCGTATTCGAGATTACTTTTGCGCCAGTACCTGATGTATCTGTTGCCTGGCGGATAGAAAAATCGATTGTTGCGCCTGCGCCCATGTCGATGACATGGAGAATGGCAACTACCCGGTGATAGTTCATCAGGGAAACCCACGGTGTATCAGTGATGCCAAGCTCTAGCGCGGCATCATTTTCACTGATTAGCAACTTGTGGACTTCTGTGAATCTTTCTGTATAGCTCATTTATCTTGCCTCCTCAAGTGGAGAGGGTAGATATCCTACCCTCTCCATCATTATATCAACTATGTGCTCTTGCCGCCCAAGATAACGAACGGGGAAACCTGTGTGGCACCATCTTGCAGGGTCAGCGGGGCCGAAAGCCATGGCTGCCCATCCACGCGGTGAACCATCCGCCAGCTTGTTTCGTCATAGCGCCATCTGTCGAACTGTGTTGATTCGACTGTTACCGCTTGACGATCACCAAGCAAGTAGTATCTCCAGTCTGCCAACAGTACATCACCGTCCACACCGATCACGGGTGACTTTTCTGTCCAGATGACAGGAAGACCCAGCAGCGTGCCAGGGATCCCGTCGCGAGCATTGGGTTGCCAGATGTAGCTTGGATTACCCGTTGGCCCGTTCAGCTGGATCAGGTCGGCCATTGCGCTTTGAGTAATAACCCAAATACCCTGAGCGCTAGGCAGGAAGTTCTCCATCATGTTCGCTAGGTCTGTGAACCCAATGGCATTATCTGCCTGTCGAGCAACGGTAATGGTTGCGCCCGCATTAATGACGCCAAGTGGCTGGCCCGCGCCTGTCCCTTGTAGGAATGAGAACTCTTCCATCCAGTTTGCCCCACCGACGAACCCGAGTTCGCCAGTAAGTAGTGCATCCAAGGAAATGGCCGCGTCGTCAACTAGCTCATCTGA